GGGTGCGTCTAGGTCGTCCGGACCACCAAGATCCCCGCCTAGACCTCCGAGGCCTCCTCCGCCGCCTCCGGCGTCGGGAGCGGCTGCTTCACCAACCTGCTCAAGCTGGAAGTCGTGTTTTCTGTCATAGAACATTTCAGATTGCATTCTTTGGAACTCTTCTTCGCTAATATCTAAGATGTTATTAGCAACCCATCGTCGACTGAAGTATCCTTGAGATGCTCCGTCTGCAGCCTCGAACCGAGCTTTCCAGTGTTCTAGTTCTTGTAATTCTGCTAGCTTAGATGGATTGTTGAGTCTAAGTTTGAATGAAAGCAAATCGTTTCCACGATATCCCATGGTAAACAAATGCACCACTGTTATTTTCTCTAGCTCAGAGACAATTGATCGTTGGAGACGTTGGACGGTTCTCGCGAATCTTATGTCTTTTTGCGCCAAAGTAGATTTGTCTTCTGATGCGCCGTCTCCCCTAGAAAGATAGGACATAGGAACTTTTAGAGCGCTGAATAACTTGTCTCTTAGATATTTTACATCGTCGATATCTCCAGTATACTGGCCTCCGGGAACACTTTCAATTTTTGTGCCACTGGATCCTCCGCGGACTGGGATATAATAGTCCTCCTCTAGGCTGAACGGATTATATCTTAAATCTACCTTTCCAGTATTAACATCGATAATTTGGTTTCTTTTCATCTGCGTCATGACACGCTGCATGTATTGTTCCACATCCTCTGGCGGTATATTGCCGACGTCGATGTAAAAAGCTCGACGTTCAGGAGACCGAACAATTCGATATGCCATAATAGCGTCTTCGAGCAAAGTTAATTGGCGCCAAATTCTTCTGGCCGGTTCCAAAATAGAGGTGCCGTAGGGAGCGAACTTGTCATTTCCTAGAATTCTAAAGTGCCCCATTTGCCAATTTTCTAGCGTCATGCCGGCTGTGTTCCACTGATATTGTATGTAATTTGGATTGTTTTTGTCCTCGCCCTCTAACCTTTCAACTTCGCTTATCGGCAGACCTATCGTGTTTTTTATTCCTTCGTCTTGTTCAATATCTAAATAAAGAAAAAAGTCTCCATATTTACACATAGAACGACACCAGCCATATAAATTAAATTCTACATTTAAGATGTTGTACAAGAGAGTTTCAATTACTGTTTTTATTTCTTGATTGCTACAGTTAATGTTTATAATTGGACGATAGGAAGAAAATGTTGTCATCTCGTCAGCATATATGTCTAAAGAAGATGCTATCTCTGGAGTGTATTCCATCTGATCAAAGTCAGCATACCTGTCCATTCTATTTTGATTTTGATAATAGTCTAGTTGGACTGTTCCGTATATGTCTTTGCTAGCCGAGACTTTAAACTCTTGGCCGCTAGCTGAATTGAACCTGGATTTATACTTGTCCAGTCTTCTTTTCTTTAGCTGACGAGTGTCTTGGCGTCGGTATTTGACTAGAGGACCAGAAAGAAGCTTTGTAAGCTGCTTAAACAGATTATTATCTGAATTTCTGGGATTTTTCTTATTTTTAGGTGGTGCCATTTTTTATCCTTTTAAAAGCCAGGCATTTTCAATATAGCCCTGCTTTTCTTCTTCCTTTTTTATTTTCTTATATGATATCATACCTGGTATGGAAGTGTTCAACTTTGTGTTAGAAGAAGCCATAGAAGACAAAAAAGCTTTCTGATATTCAGCTGCTCTTTGATTCGTAGCAAAAGCAGTCTCTTTTATCCAACATGCGATTGCGCAGGCCATTATCAGGTCGTCGTTATGCTTTTTCATAGCCTGTGGTCGTCCATTGACCCAAACAAAAGTTTTCATCTCATTAAACAGTCTCTTTGATTTTATATTAATTAGTTTATTTCTTACTAACTCTTCTAATTTAGATATGATCAAAGGCCTAGTTTTAGAAGAGGTTGTAAAGCCAGGAATAACACCCGCTACTTCTGACATGTGTGGCTCAACAAACTCATGAGTAGTTTTTCTTGAGTAATAAAGAGCTGGATATGCCTTTTCTTGTAGTTTTGTGAGCACGCCCCATCCAACTGAATTGTTTTCTACAACCAACATGCAGTCTCCATATTCTTTGCCGGCTTGGAACAGAACATCAGAAAACAGATCAGGCGTTGGTTTGCCTTGATACTCGGCTACTATTTCTGACGTTTCTAATTTAACAATATGAAAAGTAGAATAATCTTGGCCATCACCTCTTGCAACATCGGCTGATAACACATAAGATGAATCTGGTTGATATTCTTCCCATATCCACAGATTCCTATCAAACCCAGTTTTGTACTTTGGATCGCACAAATTGCCGGCGATCACTTCCATATCTTCTGGATGGAACACAGTTTCGCCTGACATGTTAAAGTTACACTCTAACTCTTGAGCGATCTGTCTTCTAGACATGTTTTTTGTCTCTTTTTCAAACCATTTCTGATCTCGATCCGGATGCGCATCCCAGGGCAAGGTAACAAGATGGAAATCATTTTTTTCTATCTCTGCGTCCACACAAGTTTGATGAAACCAATTGCCAACTCCGTTCGGTGTTGATAACGCAATGCATCGACCACCGGTTGAAAGAGTGGGGTATAGCCCAGTCCAGAGTTCATCTAAACCCTCAACGTGGGCGGCCTCATCAATAACCAATAAAGACAGTGCTTCGGAGCGGCCGGCATCTGCACTGGTCGAAGAAGCTTTGATTTGTGAACCGTTAGATAACTCAAAAGAAGTACGATTATCAATTGAAATATTTGCTATTTTCATCCACACTGGTAAGTGTTTGTGGATTGCCTTAACTTTCTTAACTAGATTGGCTGCTGTTCCAAACTTTGTAGCGATCACTAGCACATTCTTGTCACGATGGAACATCATCATCCACGCCACATAGGCGGCGGTTATTGTGGAAATGCCCAGCTGTCGAGCTTTTAATATAACAGTAAAACGATTGTCATTGAAGTCTTCTATTAAACTACCTTGAAAATCGTAAGTCTTAAAAGGTATCAGCCCACGCATAGGGTGTGAAATTCTAGCGTAGTTGTTAATAAAGTATACAGGATCCTTGCCAGATTTAACAACTTCTTTTAAAATTTGCTCTTTGGTTAAAGAGAACGACATTTTTAACTTTCAGCTTTGCGCTTGTCGTTTTTGGCTCGCTTGCCTAATCCGCCTTGAGCTAGAAAAGTACGAAATGTCTTTTCTAATTTATCTTCAGATGGCTCTTGAATATCTTCAACTTCCATGTTCCCAATTTCATAGTCTTTTCTGGCTGTGACAAAAACTCGGACACGACTAGTTGATTCAACTCGTGAATTGCACTCGCCCTTTTCTTTTAATGATAGAGTATTACCAGTCACTTTGCGATATTGCTTCTTTAGATAACTGACTATATCCGACATGGTTTGTTCTAATTCATCTTCTAGCTTTCCAGCGTATACATCTTTTAATAACAATTCAGAATGGTAAGAAACAATCAATGTTTTTCCGCTGCAACGAATTTTGCAGCCGTCAATCACTCGCTTGTCTAGCATCGGGTTACCTTCTTCTCTTTTAAGACCAATCTTTACTGGCTCTCCATTCTCATCAGTAGCGCCGTCGTACATTCCTGCCGCCGCTTGTGAAATTCCTCTTAGTACATCAACTACTTTTTGTGACATTTTTTGGTCTCCATCCTTCTAACCAACGTTGTTCGCGGCCTTCGACATATCTTATATAACATGTTTCACAGCAATCAAATTTGGTAAAATATATATCATCATTTATTGTTTTTATTTCTTTACTACACGTTAAACAGTTTAAAATTCCTTCTTTATTAAGTAGTTTACGACTAACTAAAATACCATCAACATTTTCTAGATCTGTTGCAGCTTCAAATTTTTTTTGTTTTTGAATAAATTCTTCTAATTGTAACAGGTAGTCTTTTTCTTTTTTCTCATCCCAAAATTTTGCGGGATTTTCAATTGCTTCCTCGCCATATTTTCTTTTAATTGCTTTTTCTAAGCTAGCGATGTAGTTGAGATCTTTTTCTTTCATTTTGAAATTTCTACACTCGCATAAAATACTCCTAAAGAGAGAGCAATTCCAACTACAACTCCTCCAAATATCCACCAGTGATTGTTATCAGGTCTCATCTCTTCTTTCAGCATCAAGTTCAAA